CGCGGAGTGATCCGCGCCGTCGTGAAGAGCGAGTTTTGATAACTCGATCAACCGACTATGGAACTTAATTGTTCTGTAGTGCTGTGTGTTACTAAGCGCTGCTTGGTAGCGAGAGTTATCTCAACCTCCATGGTGAGCCAGAGAAACTGGCGAGGAGGGAGTGGTAGTATGGACACCCTGGGAGTAATCCCAGGGATAAAACGAACTATGGTCAGGCCGTGGCCATAGACCACTTCTAGGAACCGGTCTAGTGATAGGCTGGGGCCCATTGGAGACTTGCGTGAAATCGCAATAGCCTTCCCTCGAAGTTAAACCTATGATCGGCTTAATCGGTCTTAGGAGGCGTGTAGAGGCAGCTACTTATGGTAGTTGCGGGGCAACTAATGAACCCCGAAGGGTAACCCCATGACTGGAAGTCAAGGAGTCTCCTCGCAGCGATGCGAACCCTCGATCCAACGGATCTTTCTCTGTGTCTCTCGGTCCCTTAAGGAGCGATAGAGCTAGAGCGGGTTGCCATCTGAAAGGATGGTGAAACGAAGTTGGGGGATCTGGTATAGGGTTTAATCCTCTATCAGTGAACTCAATTAGGAAAACCACGGGTAACCGTGGGGGTCCTGCTTGATGCTTGACGTTGCCTTTTGGCAACCGAAAATATCCACCCGGATAGAGCATACCAATGCGACCTGCAGCCAACCTTTCTCAGGAGAGGATTGGGAACTGAAGGGTTAACGGGAATAACTTCCAGAAATAGAAATATTTCTTATGCGAAACATTAGATCTCTTTACAGAGCGCTAGTGCCGCGTACATTAACCTGGTCCTTCTGTGTAAAAGCAGAAGCAAAACTAGCGGGCCTCCTCTTGAGGCTGGTTCCGTTAGTCTTTGGGCATCTTACTCTCTCTCATGTCAAGGTGGTTTGGGGTTACGCTAAGGAGGTAGCAAAGCTGTATCGAGCGATGGGCTCTAAGGGAACTGCGATTTATCTGAAAACCTGTTATCTTGTTACTCAACATAGAGCAGGTGGGATGAAAGATCAAAGCCCTTGGGACTTAGGCGCAAATATAGCGAGGACCCGCCTTGGGGTCCCCAGAATTCTTAATCGGCGACATCGTCAGCTTCTTTTGAAGGGCGATGTTGGTGTGATTAGGCTTTGGTTATCCCTCTTCTCGTTATATCGAGTATTAGAGTTTAAAGGATCGCTAAAGCTTAAGACCATTACTGAACCTGGGAAAGATATTTCTAGGTTCATGCCGCGTTGGGAGTTCTGGGTCCCTATCTTCTACGACAAGATCCGGTTGATTTCCGGTGACGAGTGGAAGATGGATCTATCTAAAGATCTCTGGCCTGGTTTTATACCATTTATACGGAAAGCCTCCCCGAATTCGGGGGGGTGGTCGGCAGTAATGGCGATCCCGTGGGA